TCGGCCGTCGACGGTTGCAAAGACACCACATGGCACCACATGCGGTGAATGCGCTTGCGCGCATATTGCTTCTCAATGGCAAGCACGTAAGACGCACCAATGCGCGAATCACCCCCGACGATTGGGACCGCGGCGCGGTTCGTCGTCGAGGTGCTGCCCATGAGATTGGTCGCGTCCGCCGTCTCAAAGAAGACGTTGTCGGCCGTGCCGGATGTGCCGTCACCCACAAAAGTGTAACCGGCAATCCAGGAGATCCGATGCTTCGTGATATCGGACAATCCCACCTTGGGAAACCGCGTAATGACGACGGCTCCCACCTGGTTCGCACGGCGGGGACCCGTCATGCGAGCAGCGTTTTGGTTCTGCTGCTGAACGTTCTTGCTCTGATTTCGCTGAGCGCGAGGTGCGGGCTTTGCACCATTTTTGCCACGAGGTTTGACCATGTGCCCAGAAACCAGGAAACTGAGACTGTACGTCGCATACTAGGCGACCATGTCACTGAGTCATGACCGCCCTCACCCGTGCAGTCGTTTGGCATTTATCAATGCTTGGTTGAACAGACCTCGCAGAGAACTTAGCACGGAATTATTGAGTTCATTCGAAAGAACACCGTTTTGGGTGATTATGTGTACAACACAACTCGCCGAGCAGGCGATGCAGTATGGTTGCCCACCGATGTTTAACGTCCTCTCTTGACCAAATACTTGCACTACGCGTGTGGCCCCCCTCCTCAAAGAGCCACTGTCACTTCATGCGAAGCTGGCGGAAGGTCGCGACCCTCAAGGCTTTAAGTGCCCCGAAACTGCGCAGTTTAACGTCTGCCGACGTCCGGCTGTGAACATCCCTCACAAACCGAACACCGATCGGCCAGACACCTGGCCATTCTTAACTTGGCTGCCATGCTCATCCCACCACGCCTGACCAAAATTGTCAAAGCGGGAGAATACCGGCAGATCGGGATGTCTTCCAAGTACGAGGTCGGCGCGCTTGATTGTCTTGACATAATCAAGGTCATTCTTGACCCAGGAGCGGTTAAACCACATCCTGTCAATTGCGTCGAGCGGCTGCAACACATTAAGTGTTCTTAGATACGACTCTGCAGCCTCCTGCTCAGCAATGCTGAGCCCAAACCGTGCCTGAATCACTGCACGAGTACGGGGACACTGAGTCATAACCACGTTCTCATACTGGGCACGCTTGGCGTATGCCTCCCGGTACCACTCCATGTCATATGATCGAACGGCGCGATTGCGGCGGAAGAATCGATCTAGCGAGATAAACTTAGTGACTCGCAGCCCGTACTGTGCCAGCTCATGAAGAACCGGGCATCCAGTGTACTGGTACAACATTGAATAAGATTTGGCTCTCAGCAATTCCAACTTGCGAGTACGGTTCGCGCTGATGAAAGCGCCGAAACCCCAGCCAAACTTGACGTAGGCCTTGACCACGTCGGTAGCAGGTATGCGTTCTTGTGTGTCAAACACTAGCCCGCAAAAATCGGTTCCAGAAATGTCAGTAGAAGTCTTCATCTTGAGCTCGAAGCCCACTTGAGAAAAGTCTTCAGACGAAAGTCGTTCATGAGGCTCCCGCGAGTTTATGCCGTCGTCACCCTCAAACACACCACGGCACACTGAGGCCGGTCGCCCATGTTTCTTCTTCATGAGCCAAGCATATAAAATGCAGTTGGTGATTGAGTTGGTTAGTGACGTCGACATTTCTCCTGACATCTCGGCCTCGATCAGGTCGATGATAATTTTCGCGAAATATAATTTTTGCCGTCCTTCGATCACGTTCTCAAGATAGGAGATGAACAATTTGACCGACATTCGCGAAAGCAACTTTTGGACGTAGCGCCTGTACACCCGGTGAGGGATGCACTTCAAGACAATCTTCTTGAAATGAGCTTCGAAACTGGTGTAGTCCGTTTCATCCGTCTCCGATGCGAGCATCTCGATCTGAGAAATCAAGTGATCAACACGGTTGGCCGCTGGCACGTGTTTTATGAAGAACGGCAGCTCAAATACCTGTTCCTCGATCAACTTGAAAATTGGCCCCACTTGCGTTTTGAACCAATCGGACCGCGAATTGATGGTTCGCGGAGGTTTGAAATCATCATAGAATTCGTCTTTGATGAAGGACTTCATGTCTTGCCACCGTTTCGGGCGCGCGGCGTATGCAGTCTGGAGCAGTTGCTGCTGCTTCTCCTGCGTGTAGGCCGTCTTTGGAAGCCATGACTCGACCGACAGATCAGAGTCGTGTGCCAGCGGTTGCACATAGAGGTCACACCATTCATCTACGAAGGCTTCAACTTCGGACACTAAGTCTGGATTGAACGGTGGTTTTTGGCAAGCTATACGCTTACTTGCCCCGGCGACAATGGAATAGGCGTCATTCATGACAGGATGAGGCAAACACGCACCAAGTGCGTGGCACCCCAGAGACACTGCCACTAACTGACGTCGCCCGCGTAATGGATTTAGAACGTTGAACTGCACTTTCGGGTCGATGTGCGGAATCTTCATGACATGTTCATCAACGTAATACCCATAGAGCACCACAATGTCACCGGCCTCTAGAAAAGCGACAGGCGATGCCGCTGCTGCGACATCGAGTAGTGATAAGCAAACTTGACCGCCTCGACGTGCGTCTGCTCAATTGTGGCGATGTATCGATCAAGCGCCACGGTGTCCTCAATCTCACATCGGCGAATCAAGTTAACCAGCAAGTTCGCTTGAGGGCCGAAGGCAGAGCACTGTTGTCGTGAGCCCTGCAATGAGATGAATGTTTCAATCGGAATCACCACTTCCCGAGTGAGTTTGCCTGTGAACAGATTCTTGAGATCAATGTACCACACGCCGGACACCTCCGTCACGCGATATCTGCGAAGTTTCGCATCCCGCACGACCGCCTTGCGAGCAAAGTTGCCAAGCTCGCGCATGTCGTACTCCGTCTCATTGTTGACCCACTCTAAAGCGGTGTACCACGTAGTCCGGCGATAAAACACCAGGACCGCAACAAAGACGGCGTAAAAGATCAGCTCACGCGCTGACCAATTGCGGATCGCCATGCCGACATCCATCGGCACGATCGACGCTGACTCGCAACGGCGCCACTCGGTATAAGTAGAGCCAACCCAATTTGCGATCGGTCGATATGAACGGACTGACTCTGACAAAAAGCTGTAATCAAGTGGGCTGAAAGACAGCAGTTGGCAAGGAGTCGGCTGATTCCAATACGCCCCTGTGACGATGTTTGGAAGCGTGAACGGGTGGCACACTGAGGGCCGCAACGAGTCACACTGTAAATCAGCAAAAGCACCACCGAACCAGATTGTCCACGCGATCCACAAGCTGATGCTCGCGATCATGCATAGATATTTCTTGTCAAGCCCCACAAAATCGACAAAGTTCGGGATGTGCACATGAGCCGCTTGCGCGCGCATCTCATCGACGGGGGCCAGATCGTCGATGTGTGGCGTCCTTGATCGTGACGTCACC